TCATGAGTGCAAGCCTAGTCAGGATGCACACGAGTAGACCGATGACAATCGCGTCACCGATGGTGATACCGAATGAATGTACCATGTCTTATCTTTCTCTGATGATGGGCATACAAACAGCGACAAACCGATCGCTGTCTCCATTGATTACAATCGCCTTCTTCATGCACTGATGATAGCCTTGGAATGTTTCTGCGGCACTGGTTCGCCACACGCCGGATCCAGAGTGCAGCTCTATTAAGAGCATTAGGACGAAAGTCATGACTGCATTCTCCTAAGCATTCTTATTGCTGTTGCATTAGCGATCACACGCTCGGTCAGATTGAGGTCACGCCAGCTTGTTAGATCTCGCAGCGTCCGACCGCAGGTTTCGCAAGCCTCGAAGTCCCAGTTAACTTTGCACTGTTTCTTGCAGGGGCTGTCGCCCAAGTTAATCTTTCTCACTTCTTGCCGCCGAACTGAGACACTGCCCAACGGATGCCCATGCTCGCCGCTATACTCGCGCAAAAGACTGCGGTGTACCAAGACGGGGCATGTTCATTCAGATGCCGCCAGCCTTGTGCGACATACTCTTGTGTCCACGGCAGGAAGGATCCGATGAAGGGAGCCAGGATCACTGCTAGGGCGACCTCGTCTTTATATGAGTATTGCGTCTGCCGGAGTGCCTCAAGATCCCAGTCCGTTTCGCTGTCGGCGCGTTTCTCGATCATCCTAATCTCAGCCGTAAGTTTGGCCTCAGCTAGTTTTGCTTTCGCGGCACTCTTAGCAGCTCGCGCCTCGACTACGCCCTGGGCGACACCGCTGACAGCTCCGATGATGGTCTTAATCATTGTCTACACCTCTCAAGGTATCTGCGAGCTCATTGGCTCGGCGACCGACCTGTCTTGCGTAACGACTGTCGAGCAGCTCATCTGCTGCCGCTGGGTAGTTACCCTCGCGCAGGTGACCGAGTGTCTTCTTGAAACCGAGCAGCCGGTTGATGCCCATGTTGAAGCACAGGTTAATCAGTATCTCTTGGACAACCTCTGGGAAGTATACGAAGCCGCTGATGTTGTTCCTAAGATCGACTAAGCAGTTAGCTATGTCATCCTCGAGTATCAGCATCGCAGCTCTCTCGGAGATTGGGTTGTCGTCCAGGTTGTGACCTACGCCGATCGTCAGCTTACCTTCGGTACACCGGTAGGGCTCCAGGCGGAGGCCTTCATGTTTAATAAGTGTTTTAGTCAGTCGATCCATGTTCATCGTCGGTGCTTCCCTTGTTGTTGTTGTGACCGAACCAAGATTGGACTGTGGGGGTTTCGTAGATCCGCAAAGCCATCCATATGATTGTAAATAAGGATGCAATTGGCGGCAGTATTTCACCAAGGCTTCCGACAGTCGTTCCAATAGCTGCAGCATCCATAAATATCTTTTCATTACTTTGCATGTACCTAGCCCTTCTCAGCTCGGTTGATTAAACGCTCTATGTTGAGGTTATGTTGGCGAAAGAGCTCTTCTATTTTCTTTTCACACTCTTTGACTTTAGTCTGTTCAGTTTCAATCTTGCGCTCTAGCTCTGATATCTTTCTCGAGCCCGCCCAGATCAGACCGATGACAATCACAACCTGGTCCCAGTGTGACGTTATTAGGTCTTCCATTTACTTTTGCACCTCGTAAGTAAGTTTCCCTCTCTCTCCTTACTGTGTTCCAAAAGTCACGATCGATATCGGTTAAATCCATATCAATCTTCATAGCGATGCCTTAGGTACGCCTTGACGCAATCAATCTCGCCAGTGTCTTCGTTCCAAACCACACTAAAACACCACGGTTGTTTGGTTACATCATCTGGCAGCGGGAACGTCAGCCCCATCATGTCACACCAGTCACGCATCCAGTTGATGGTGCTGACAAAGTAACAATCAACCCACGGCTCAACCGTGCCATCCTCATTGTGCAACTTCGCAAAGAAGCGATACCGGTTCTTGGTTGGTATCTGCGGAGGCAAGTTTCTCACAAACTTCCTGTCGTAATCTTCATCGCCCTGACCAAAAACAAACTTGGCTTGCTTTTTCCCTGTAACCAAGTCGTGCTTAATGCCGTGCCACCCAAGCAAGTAGTCATCGTTGTAGTCCATATATGTAGACATGCTTGCGCCGTATTTTATGAGGGTCGCAACATCAGGCGTCCTGAAGTCATAGAAGCTAATACTGTCGTTATTATACGGAGGGCGATAGTTACCATAGTTACCAATCACGTTCTCTGATGATGCGGTCAGTTGCTCGACAGTGTACTCGGAGAACGCCTCGACCAGACGGTTGATTTGTTCCATCGCCTCTGGCCTGTCGCACGAGTAGTCAATGCGCTTGATTTCGCCGTTCATATAAACTTCGTCTTTGAAGTTCTTAGTAAAGTCTATTGAGATGTTTTCCTCGAATATAAGATGTGCCAGCCCCGACTCAACTGCATCATCGACAGTTTCTTGCTTTTCTTCGTCGGTCAGGTTCCCGTCAACGGGGATTTCGTAATAATTACCCGACAGGACACCAGTGAAACACAACATAAGTTGTCCATCGTCAAGCCGCTCGGTATATTCCGTTTTCATGTCTCACCTATAGTATTGTTATGCTTTTTGTGCCGCTTGTTCCGAACGGGTTAGCAATACTAGCTGGCCCCCATGTCCAAGTGGCGTGCTGTCCCTGAGAATTTAAATTACTGTTTATGCCAGAAGTGAAAGACGCAGCGGTTCTGAGGTATGTCGTTGAGCCTACCTTCAAACTTGTAAATCCACTGTTTGACAATGCGGTGTTATCTTCGATTACTAAACGGATACCCACAAGGCTGTTGTGAACCAAGGCCGCAATCGTTGCGCCGCTTTGTATAGAGCCAACCGAGTTGCTCCCCATTGCGCCAAATACGGGTGTGCCAGTATTCCCGTGAAGACCAATGGCGGTGACCGCGTGGTAGCCATTACTTATTGATGAAACGTATCCACCAGTGTCAGTGAAGCTACCAACAGTCATTGTAGTCGATAGAATACTGGAACTCGCCCCATAGAAACTACTGAACGTCATCTGACTGTTCGCAGCAGCACTAACCAAGCCACGAATGTCGCTGTCGTTCATGCTGGCTTGAGTGCCTGATGTGCCGCCAGCTTCAACGTGCAAATCGTTTAGGCTAATCTGCCCACTCGTTTGTAGTGCCATAGCAAGCCTCCGCTACTTCTTAAGATTGATAGCCAATAGAGACACCAGTTTGTGGAGCTGGACGCGGAAACGCTCAACCTTCTCAATGTTACTTTGTTTGCCTGTTAGGTTAGCCAGGATGCTGGCAATGGTGACGATCGAGGTAATTGCGATTACTGCAGTTTCAATCATTGGATTAGCCTTTCTTTAGCTCTTCTATTTCTTGTTTCAGTTCCTTCACGGCCTCGACCAGCAAGCCAATCACTTGGTCGTATTGAACGGTTTTATAGGTCTGGCCCTCTTCGCCGTGGAATACAGCCTCATCCTCAATGACCGCAGAGGGAAGCACCTTCTCTACGTGCTGGGCAATCAAACCCGCCGACTTGCGGTCATCCTTGAGGTAGGTAAAGGTGCAACCATTAAGCTGCTGCACTTTGGTTACTGCGTCCTCGATAGGTGCAATGTCTTTCTTGAGGCGAATGTCTGAGATGGTGGTGGAGTATGCGACCACGTTGCCATCGACATGCAAGTCTCCATCGCCTTCAAGTCGCATCTTTTCTGCATTGTTGGAATCAAAACGCAGATAGTTTGAGCTGTTGTTGTATATCATACCGCCGACAAAATCATCGTCAGTATCGCCAATTAAAATGCCGCCCTGACCACTTGATGCGGTTTTTATCTGAACATAGTTATTACCAGATGCCTTCTGCAATCTCAGGGTGGCATCAGCATTAAACCCATCGCCGCTATCTGAGCCGATAAGGGCAAAGCCGCCGAGGTAGAGGTCTTTGAATGAGTTTCCTGCAAAACCTAAATCTATAGAGTTATCTCTATTAGCTCCAGTGCTGCTTGCTGGTGCGACAGTTTGAGAGCCTAACATTAGTCCCGCATCTGTTGAACGAGTGCCGTGAATGTAAAGATATTCACTGGCAACTCCAATCGACCCGACAAGTGTGCTGTCTTTGAAAAACTCAACCATCTCGCCATCGCTGCTCTTGCGAACAATCTCTAGCGATTTATCACCATCAGCCGTATGCCGTGCAAAACCGCCAGTTTGTAATTCGTGACCAACAGTTGTTCTGCTTGCGCTGGTTTTCCCCGCCAGCACATTCCCGCTGCTGTTAATAAACATTGCAGTATTAGTAATACCGCTGCCGTAACTGTTGGATGTGCCAAACGCTAGGTTAGAACCATTGCCATCGAACATAGCACCAATGCGAACATTCGGTGCTGCGTCGCCACTATCATCATAGGCGGCTTCAACGAGTGAAATATAATTGCCAGCCGTGTAGTTGGTCTGTGTAACTGTCAGACCTTCACCATTGGTCGTGCCTGTAAAGGTTGAGCCAAGTTTATTTGTTGTTGCGATTGTCAGGGGGGTTACTGGCGCGGTGTCTCCGATGCCTACCGATGTTCCAACATAAGCAGTGCCGCCGAGGTAGAGGTCGTTAAAGCGGGCAGATTCACCTCCCAAATCAATAGCATTATCTCTATATGCTTGAGAATTAATATCAAAAGGTCGAATACCGTCTGGCCCTGTAGAGTCAAAGGAAAGGCCAACTGCAAATTTACCTATATAAAGGTCAGTGTCCTTAACACCAATCGACCCGAAAGTTGAACCTTCTTTGCGGAGAATAATAGCGTCACCATCGCTTGTAGAAGAACGATTGATAAACATTGTGCCAACAGCAAATTCAGGTTGGTCACTGCCAAGTTTCACACCACCAGCACCGCCAGTAAAGTTTCTGGGGGCATTGCTTGTTGTTGAGATAAGGAGATTGCCAGCAGAATCGACCCTTAAACGCTCGTTACTACCTGTGGCAATCCTGACATCTTCGGCGCGAATACCAAAGGGCTTTAATGCACTTTCGGCAGTGTTGGCGACTTGAAACGCAAGGTTGCCAGACCCTACTTCACTGATATTGTTTGCAAACTTACCAAAAGCGTCTGTCCCTAGATTAACTGTTAATCCGCCAGTAACGCTTGCGCCTGTGGCAGTGGTTTCAATCTTTTTCGAGTTGTCGTGATAAAGTTCGACTGCGCCATCAGCAATGCCTTTGACATAGGTTTCGCCTGTGTATTTACCAAGCACCATATCATTGGCGCGGATGTATAACCACCCACTTGCCTTTTCATCTATAAAGCTATCAGTGCCGTTATGATAAATCTCTAGGTCACCAGCACCGAAGATGGCCTTGTCGTTGTCGCCGAATGACAGGTCTCCCGTCATTGTGTCTCCAGCCTTGGCAACCAAAGTCGCGCCATCAGCGTAAGCTACTACCCAAGCACTACCTGTATAAACCTTGACGACACTATCGGTCGTGTTGAAGTAAATCGAGCCAGCGGTCAACGGGTCACCGTCTCCGTCTGTCGTTGGATCTGAAGAATGGTCTCCTAGATAATTATCTTCAAAGTTGTCTAAAGCAGATAATGCGCTATCCCTTGCACTCTCAGCCGCAGTTTTCGCACTCTGAGCATCATCCTTGTGCTGTCCTGCTGTGACTGCAGATGCCGCTGCGTTAGACGCTTGCGTTGTGGCTGAAGCCAGGCTATCCGCTGCTTTTTCGTTGTAATGAAGTGCAGAGTAGCCGGTTGTAGACCCATCGCTAAGGGTGTACTGGCTATCCTCTGGATTGATTGCGAGCTTCTGTGCGTCCGAAGCTTTGTTCGAAGCATTTGTAGAGCTCGATGCTGCATTACTTTCGCTGATTGCTGCATTGCTACTCGATGCGACTGCGGTGTTTTTAGCCGCAACAGAACCTGCCTCTGCGGTCTGGGCATCTGTCTCAGCTTGCTCGGCTCCTGCCTGAGCAGCTTCGGCTGCTACCTTTGCTGCCTCAGCTTCAGCAATCTTTGCTTCGATCGTCTGAAAGGTTCCTGAGCCACTGCCTCCATCGGTGAAGAAACTACTGTCAGCCATGCGGGTTACTCCTCGTCATATGTAAAGGCTAGGGAAATGCTTTGGGTGCCGCCGTTGAGCTCTTGGTCGTTAGACTGCTCCTGCAGCTCCTCGAGAAAGGCTTTAAACTTTGCTTCAAACAGTGGGCTTCGCTCGTCGAGATAGAAATCAGCAGCGAAAGTTAGACCTGCATAGATCACCAAATCAGGTGCTACTTTCGTGATTGTTGTCTCAGTGCTATCCGACACAAACGCTTCGAGCTCGCCATAGTAATTAAGTGTCACCGTCCCATCGCCAGGCTGCGGGTACAGGAGCAATGAGGCTTGCTCTCGAGCGTACTTGGTTGGATTGCCGACTAAGCTGTTCGCTTTGAGGGCTTGCATTGTTTCCATGCTAACGCGCTCAAGTGTCGTGCCGGAGCTGTGATAGAGGTCGCGGGTTTCTAAGAAATCATTTGGCAGCGTGATGTGTGGGGTCGAGCTGCTAATCGTGTAGTTCCGCTGCTTCTCCATGAAAGGCACTCGGAGGCTGCGCTGGATCCGCGCCAAGCCTTGGTCGATAAAACGCTCAGTAAGCACTGTGCTGATATCGCTGCGGTTAAGCACTTCGTTAAAATGCGTTTTGAGATCGCCATAATTCATCGCGATTTATCCTCTCTATTGGATGTAGTTACCGTCCATCTGGCTATTGCCTTCCAAGCCAAGGCCTCGCTGTCCCACTTCACTTCAAAGCTAAAGGAAGTGCCCTTGCCTTCGCCAAGCTCCGATGCCCATATGTATGCGCTGCGGAAATCACGAAATAACCTTGCGTGGTAAACGTCACTATCAGGCATACCTGCTGCCGCGCTTCTTGGCTGTCTTGGCGGCTTTCTTAAAAGCAGAAGCTTTTGGTGCGCCTTTAGTTCCGGCCTTACGCATCTTTTCGCCTGATCCGGCTTTGATGCGTTTCTTTTTCGCATGAATGTTTGCGTATAATCCTCGTCCTGCCATTTACTTTCTCCGTGATTTAGCTCCTGAGCACTTCCACTTCTTGCGTGAAAGATTGTTGGGGCTGTTTGGGTCGTTCTGTTTCTTCTTAGAAAGACGCTTCTTGATGCCAAGACTGCGAGCGCAATAACTGTCGCCGCGCTTGGTGCCTGGTGCAATGCTGTAGCCTTTAGCTCCGTACTTAACTGTCTTCTTACGGCCCGTCTTAGGGTTGCGAACAGTCTTCGAGTACTTCTTACCGGCTGCTGCCATGATTACACCTGCTTGTTAGTTGTGATAAATGCGTCGAGGTTTTCGGCTCTCAAACGTCTCAGTACATCCTTGTGAGAATGCTGGAATAGATCAAAGCCTTCACGCAGCCACTTCTCGTGAACTGCTACAGGGATCGAGGCGAGACGTTGGTTTTCGCCTTCTCGCGTGTGCGAGCTGGCAAAGCGTTCATCGCGCAGATCTTGGATAAAGCTTTGTGGAATGATTTGTGACTTCTTACGAGTAACGCGATCACCGTCTTGGATCAGTTCCTCTTTGATGTCGTGTATTGATTTTGTGTCTTTCGTATCAGACATAGATGCTTCCTTCCGTATGTATGAGAAAGGTCACCCAGGGGGGCAGTAAGGAGAGCAGAAACCTGCACACCCCTGGGATCCCAATCAGCTAATCACTGAGACCTATGACAGGCCTGTGATCATGCCCGAGTCAGCGAAGTTGCTGTGCTTGACAGATACTTCACCAGTGACCATGTGACGGTCGCTGTCGCCTTGCTTAGCAAGCAGAGTGCGAGTGAATGGGCGCAGAGACACCGTGCGGAACATCGACGGATCGATGAGGAACGCATTGGTGCTGAGCTGGTGGCGGTTGAGTACAACGCGGTACTCACCGAATGGCGAGACGTACAGGTCAATTACGTTGACCAGCTCGCGGCTTTGAGCGAACTCACGATTGCGGCCTGAGGCGGCTGCAAAGCCAGCTACGATGGTAGCATCGGCAGGTTTAATCATGAGAATGCTTGGGTCGG